GTTATTTCATCAGTGTCGGAATAGTTCTTTTCTAATCCCACAAAGTAATCACCTGGCCATGTTACACCATTACCAGGAACATTTGTTCTAGGCTCTGTGTGTTCTGGGTCTAATGTAATATTCCATTGGAAAACACTGCTTCCAGTGTTGTGTCTACCTACTTGTGTAAACACTGCTCCGTTTGAATCACTACACATCAATTGTCCTGTAAACCAATTACTATTATCAGTTTTAAGATGTAGTATTGGTGTTGTAAGGTCAGATGCTGTTCCATCTATAAGTGCATTAGTTCCATCCCATGTAAAGTCAGATTCACCATTTAGGTTATTTGCTGTAGCACTACCTGTAATAATTCTGTTGTCTGCATTGTTGTTAATTGTGGTATTGTTAATTGTTGGGCGATTATCTAAATCATTATAATCATTGCTAGTTGCTACATCTGATAGTGTAGTCCAATTCCAATCTGATCCACTCCAAGTTAATACTTCCTGTGCATTAGCTAGGTTTGTGTTTAGGTGTGCGTCTACTGCTGCATTGTCATACAATGTTGGTAGTCCACTTAATGAACTGTATGCACCATCGAAAGCATCAGTAATACCATAACCTGCAATAGTAGTTGGCGTGCTTGTAATGGCACTCCACGCTAATGAAGTTGGTGTTAATGCACTTAGGTCTACCGAGTTGCCACTTGAGATGCTGAGGTTTGGATTGGCAAACGATAGGGTTTGGTTATCAGTTTCGCTTGTTAAATAGCCTGCATCATTTGTCCATTGGCTAATGTTACCTGATTTGTTAGTAAATGTGTCTGTGCTTGTAGGTGTTACAGTTCCAGTATTGGTTGTGTAGCCTGCACCGTTTGTTAATTGATTGTTGTTTGTTGGAATGGTTGGAGTGTTTAATATGTCTGTGTATGTTAATTGACGCTTTTCAACTCCACCGGCATTACCTATAAACACATGATAGTGATCTAGGTTTGGTGTATCATTTGATCTACCTGCACCCATAAGGAACATTTGTCCAGTGTTAGCATGCACACGGATAATCTTTGCAATCTTCTGAACTTCTTGTGTTTCACTACTGGGTCTAATGTTTGTTAGTTTTGATCCATTAACATATAAACTATCACCAACTGCCCATGTTTCACTTTCAGCACTGCCAGTTGTGTCTACATTTTTAAGATCACCATATGTGGATATACTACCATTAGTGTTGTTAGCTATGTCTGCACTTGCAATACCAAAGGCTGGCATCTTGGCTGGGTCTGCATAATCAGCTACCATTACTTCTGGTGTGTTGCCTGAATGTCCACTAATGTAAACAGGTTGTCCTGCTGATATAGTTTCTCTTGCTTTGGCTGTAAAATGTTGCACACCAAAGAAGTCTGAGGTAACACTGTTAAAGGTTACATCATCTGTAGTGTTTAGAGTCTGGTCATACATTGTTATGTCAACTGTATTACCATTGCTAATTGTTAAGTCTGGGTTTACAAAACTTAATGTTTGGTTATCAGTCTCACTTGTAATATAACCAGCATCGTTAGTCCATTGTGATATCAATCCTGTTTTGTTGGTTAAGGCTTGACTACCATCTAGTGTTGCTACTGTTGAATCAACGGCTATTGTTCCACTTGTTGTTATTGGTCCGCCTGTTAATCCTGTTCCTGTAATTACTTGTGTTACTGTTCCTAAGCCTGCGCCTGTTATAATAAAGCTGGCTGGTTGAATGTCTAAGCTAACCAGGTTATCTGATTCTGTTACTGTAACATCTAAGTTACTGTCACTTTGTGGTGTTATTTTAGTGCTCATCGTGTAATCCCCCAAGCAACTAGTGCATCACCTTGTAGTAATCTTTGTTTATTACCACCTGCATCTGTCATAACAATATCGTAGTATTGTTTGCCAGTTACTAGTGCGGCTGTTTGTGTATCTGTTAAACCGATGCTAAACAACCCTAATGCAGCGTTTGTTATTGATGTAGTAAAGCTGGTGTGTGTTGTTGAATGGAAATGTTCTCTAATCTGTGCTGTAAAGGTATAACCAGTTATATCAATTGGCACACCTGATTCACTTACCTCAAAGGCACGACCAAAGTCGGCTTGGGCATCTATTGTAATGTTGTAAACGGCTGCTGCCATGTTATCTCTCCTATAGGTATTTTAACTAAACAGTGTTGCAACACTGCTGGCTAGGAACTGTAGTGCTTCATAACTCCATCTTATAATGGCGTATATTGTTACTACAATAACTAAGTTATCCAAGTTTTTAATAAGACTCTTCATCTCTGGGGTTGTGTTAATTGATTCTCTCATAATAATTACTCCTTGTTGTAGTTATTTATGACAAAGAATTTCACTGGTTTTAGGCCATAAAAAAGCCCCTACACAAGGTGGTAGAGGCCGAGCTCAATGCGCTCTAACACTGGCCAACCCCCAGGCCGTCTTGTGCTGTTAGTATTTACCTTGGGGCATAAAAAAACCCTACTACACCCATGTCAGATATAGTAAGGTTTTAGTGAGCTACATTCGTAACTCGATCAGCACTCGCTGACCATAACAATAGTTAACGGTCCACCACAGTCCGTTAAAGGGGTATAATGTCCACTATTGCGACACTATGTATATAGTATACACGGTTAACTTTGGTCTGTCAACCTTTTTTTATTCTTATATACCACTGTAACTTCCTTTTTGGGCTTAGATGTGTTTTTATTATGTTTAGCATCCATAAGATAGTCTGCTGTATCACCTATGCGTTCGATACGATTTGTGCTTAGTGGATGTGTGAACTTCCACAGTTTCCAAGCACTAGCACGGTTCATTCGTTTGTATTCACTGTGTAGGAATCGTTTGTTTATTGTGGTTATCTCATCCCAAGTGTGTGGGGGTAGGTTGTATGCAAATGCTATGCGTTTAGCGTGTGAAGTTAACCATAGCATAGCTTTAGGACTGCGTTTGTTCTTACGCCACCAGTTGTTGAATGTTTTTACTCTAGCATTCATGGCATTGCCTTGATCATTTGACATCGGTTATAGTCTCAGTAGTGCTTGAATCTGTGTATTCACCATTGGTATAGTATGTTCTCACAACTGTTTCTTTACGCAAGCGACTGTTAGTCTTAGTATAACAGATGAACTCTTGTCTAACCAATCCATCTCGGTATTGATCTAAGTGTGCATTATGTTCTGCATCATGTATATGTTTTTTCATTTGGGGGTTGCTCCTTTGTTTGTGTTAGTATTTATAATATCAGGTTGTGCACCACTCACATAGTCTGTTGCTTCCAGCACTTGTTTCATAGTTATACCACTATCACTTTTGTTAGATAGGTAAGCTTCTTTATCAAACTTTTGTTCAGGTGTTAGTATCATACGATGTTCAGGTGTCATTTGTGCCCACTCTCGCATACTTAGGTCTCGGTATATCTTATGCCCTACCCAAGTTCCTGATAATTTTCTTATCATATAGTCTCGTTCCCATGATTCTTCATCAGCGAACTCTCTTATATAATGTGTTCTTTCTTTGTTTTCATATCCATATATCTCTACTACTATCATATTGTTGTTCCTTTTGTTTAATGTTCCTTTGACAGAGTCTTGTTGTGTTTTTTTAGGTTTAAGTGTCATAGTATTGTGTTTTTTTAGGTTTAATTGAATACTTATTATAGTATTACGCTATTATACTACTAGTGTAACACTTCTCTGTAAGCGTTAGTTTGAACCCTGTTCCAGCCTCTATCCATTGACTTATGTCAACTGTGTTAATCTTTGTTGTGCATCTAAATCCATCATGCTCTAGGAAGAATCTACATCTTAGTGTTTTTAAGTAATCACGCATCTCGTTTAATACTTTACGCTCTAGTTGGAAGTATATGTTCCACTTTTGTTTTGAATTGAATTGTCTAGCTCTTGGTGATCCGTTTTTGTTGAATCTATCTGTGTAATACTGTTTAGGCAATCCACTTCTTATAGTGTCCCACATAGTCTTTATATCCGCTTTTAAGTCTGTCAAATACTCGTGCTGCTGTAAGTATCGCATCTTAGCTACATCACAGCCTATTAGTTTGAATAACTGCGTGTTATAGTGTATGCTGAGCTTCGCACCGTTAAACAATCCATTGAATATCTTCTTAACTACATCAGCTTCTAGGTTTGCACCTTTGCATAGTTCTGCTCTACGCTGTGCCTTATTAGCTATATAGTCTTCTATAGTTTCCAATACCAATCCACAATAGTCTGCACATTGCATATAGTGTTGATACATTATTGTAGGTGCGGCAGTGCTTATATCATAGTTATAACTGTATCCACTGTTATGAAACATCTCTTCTCGCACTGTAGTGCGTATGCCTTGTATAGGACTACACAATCTATGTGATCTTTCTTCGTAATCAAAGTCACCACTTGATATTTGTTCTGCATATGTATTGGTTGCCCAGTTTAATCCTGTGCTATACTGTGTTGCTTCTTGACTAGTGTGTTTGCTGGTGTTATACTGTATCATGTCACTTAGGTAAAGCATACCTCGTTTGTTTCTTATATACATCTTACACAACCCATTCTTCATATCGTAGTGTGTGTCAATGCATATCAATAGATGTGACCTAAGATACTTGCTTAACTTGTGACTGCTTGCACCAAAGTGTTTGTCTATGTAGCGTGTATACATTTGTTTTGGTTTGTCACTAAGCAGTGCATTAGTAAATCCTATTGCACTGTTTACTCTTTTAACTACTCTAGGATCATTGAAGTTGGGGGTGTAGTGTGTCATTATTTTGGTCCCAAGCTGTCTAGTAGCTTTCTTACATATGCATACTTTTTCTTATGCACTGCAGCCTCTACTTTGTTTTGTTTTACAATATCGTATGCATCTTCTAGTTTAGCATCAAGCAATACACCTGCTACTAGTGCTGTTACACCACCAACACTCATTGTTTCTGTTACAGCTACCACACGCAATACTGCTAGTAGTATAGCAGGTTCAGTTCCTGGATCATACTTGGCTGTATCATGTGGTTCTTCATCTCGTTGAATGTTTTCCCATTTAACAATGTCTCTTACTGTAGTGTCAATGTCCTTGAAGTAAGTTCCAGCTTCTATTTGTTTTAATAAATGAGCTGCACTTAGTTTCTTCAAGAACATTGGGGGGTTATGTTCTCTCATTAGTCTGTTTCCCACAAGTTGTTGCTTGGAGTGTGTCTTGGCGCTGGTGTTCCATAGTCTATAAAGTATTGATCAATATACTCATCAGCTACTCTAGTGTCGTGAGTTTTGCATATTTTCTCTGCTGTTACAGTTACTATATGATTATGACGGATTAAATAACTTTCATACAAGTCATTCTTCTTTTGCATCCAGTCTGGAATCTTAGCATTAATATCTTTAATTATTTTTGATGTGGTATAAGCTCTGTTGTCAAGACCAATCCTGTCATTGTGTTCATAATACAATTCTGGATATTCTTGGTAAAAGTTGCTGTGTTTGTGGAACAGCTCTAGGACTTTGTTTTTCTCACCTTGTGTGAGTTTTACTTGCACACTAGCATGAGCTTGTCTGCCGTGGCTTCTTGCTTGTAATTTTCTTAATGTTGGGTATATGTATAACATATGTATCTCCTTTGGTTTTGAGTAGTTAATCATTAACTTACTTTACTTATATAGTGTAACACAAGTTAGTCTATTTGTCAACCTCTTGTTGCTTTATACACTTTTATTTATCTATATACAGGTTTTAAGTGTTTAAACAGGTTTAAAAGGCGTCTTTTGGTTTTATTAGTGTTTTGGCTACTACTATGCACTCTAGTAATTTAGACACGCTATATAGTCCTATTTGAGCGTCTAAGACACCTAGTTTAACTACATCTAGTCATAAGAAAGCCCTATGTGCAACATGATGCATATAGGGCTTAATGGGTAACAGCGTGTGGGCCTTATAAGGCGTATTTAATCGAAAGGAGTCCTATCTGGCTGACTTGCCGTGTATAAGAGTTCTCTGTTACCGTATATGTTAATTTAATCAGTCTCTTAACATTACATACTTATTTATGACCTACGCTAATACGCTTATTATTCTTAGCTTCTTCAGCTTTGGTTCTTGCTCTAGCTTGTTCTAAACGCATTTTGTGTTTAAAACCTCTTGCTCTGCCTAATCCAATACCTAGTTCTTCAGCTATAGTTGCAGGCGAAGCTAAATCATCAACTAATTTCCATAGTTGGTTATACACTTCATTGTAAGTTTGTTTTAATGGTTTATCTACTTTAGTTACTTTGCCTGTGCTTATTGCTATATGATGTTGATTGGTCCACTTGGCTTTAATCTTTAATCCTGCATCTTCAGCCCAGTTATTAAACTGTGGGTCTGTTACGAATACAACTACTTTATAATTTTCTTGTGTTTTAGCATTTGGGTATACTATTCCACCTCTGCATTTTGGTAAGTGTATACCTTTGCAACTTTCTACATGCCATATAGCACTAACATTGTGTATGTTATAACATTCTCTGCTTCTAAGTTTTCCGTTTATTAATGACCTAAGTCTGTCAGAGACGGTAAGGGCTCTGCTGTATGTTGGGGCTTCCGCTTCCATGTATCACCTGTATAGTTTATGGTATTAATTCAATTGTTGATTCATATTCGGTTGCGGTGATTGATATACTATTGTCTGGGTTGAGACTCATTTGTGTTATTCTAAACGGCTTACCGTCTGTATAACCATCGGCTGTGCTCCAGCCAAATTCAGATAAGTTTAATTTAATAATCTCTCCACACTGCAATCTTAATGCCGTGTGTGCTGCGTCAAATGACACTGTTTGTTGGAAGCGACTAGAGTTCATTGCGTAATTTGCAATATCTGTAACAAGACTTTCATCATCTACTAAGTCTAAACGAATTCTGCTTTCAAGTTCTGTTCCTTTATCTTCTGTTAAGAATGTTGAACTTTCTACAATAACTATATCATCATTGTAATTTGTGCCACTGGCTTTATTTCTGTAGTCTGCTAATACTTTATTAAACTTGTCACTTTTAGCTGGCATTTGCACACTCATTGGTGATAGTATATCAATTGCAGTAAGTGAAGCTACACTTGTTTCACTTCTACTTTGAAGTTTAAGTATATACTTGCCGTTTTGGAATACTAACAAGCCATTCATGCTTTCAAGTATTTCACCAATATTAGCATACAAGTCTTGACTTGTATCTAGTATACCATTAATTTTATAGTATCCTGTTGCTTGTGTTCTAGCTGTTTTAAAGCTATCTAAATCAATGTTAAGTCCTGCACTGTAGTTTCCACTGCTGTCGTGATCAAGTCCTTTACCATATCTAGGGTTTGTGATGTAATCATATAACACATCAACAGGGTTTTGATCTGCGCCACTTGTAAGAGTTACGCTGCTTGGTAATGCACTTACATCTTTAATCTTTTTACCCTTAACCACAAATGTCATTAACGGCAATCCACCTTTGTATATCTCTGCGTTTGACTTTAACACCATACCAATATAACATATTCCACGCAATCTGTGTGCTGATGTCCATTGACTACCAATACTTGTTTGTAGTAAACTGTTACTAGTTTGACTGTCTGCGCCTTTGTAAAATACTAATTTAGACCCTGATGCGGCATTTAGTGCTGGTTCATACTTACCAGTGAAGCCGTTAAGTTGAATACCATCAGCTTCAAAGTCACCACCGTTGTCTGCATCCCATACTATAGTATCATCAAAATAGATTTGTTGTAGTGTTTCTACTTCGCCTTCGCATATACTAAACAACATATTAAGGTGACTGTTGATACTTGTGTTACCTGTTCCATCTGTTGATTCTGTAAATAGTCTGTTACCACCAATTCTTGTTTGTCCATATAATGCTGGAATAGCTTCGGTGTTTGAAGCAGTGTTAACCATAACACTTGGACGGTTAGCTCTTTGCATAGCTTCCATCTTTTTCTTCATACGCTTTTGCATAACCTTGCCAATGACAAAGGTCACTGCTAAGTTAATAAGGAATCCACCTACTGCTGTGGCAGCAAATGCACCTAGTGCTGCGGCTGCAGGTGCTAAGAAAGGCATATTATCGTCTCCAGACTTTTAAGACTTGAGGGCTTAGTGCTTCATATGTTACATAGATAAGACCTTGTTCACTCATACAGTATGCTGCATCGTTATACATCAACCATAATAGAGGCCATTCAAGTGTTCCTGTTTGCACTATGTCACCGTCTTCTACACTACTTATATCTTCTTGTTCTACGAAGTTTACACCTCTTAGCACAGTGTCTGTGCTTATATAGTTTTTATAAAACACTAATGCTGTGCGTCTATTATAATACTGGTGTTTGATAGTTTTGCTTGTAGTTTCGCCGTAGTATGTATCAATCCATATTGATGGAAATAACATACAATCTCTTTCACCCCACAGATATTTGTCATACTTGTGTCTTTCTATATATTTAAATAATTCTAAATTAATGCTCATATTTTACTCCTTCCATTCGACTTGTTTTTGGACTTCTTTTGCATATTCAAATCCAAGATCGCCTGGAAATACTGCTTGTTGACTTGTATCGTTTGTGTGTCTACCGCTAAGTTTGGCAAAGTCTGTCCAGTTGTTACTTGTTTGTATGCTAACTGCTGCTCCATCCGGTCCAAGTCCACTTGCTGCACTTGCAGTATTAATAAAGCCACTGTATAATACAACGCCATCTACTACACCACCATCAACATCATAGTATACTCTAGTAATGGTTACATTGCGTTCAACATAATCACTTGTTAATATCTTTTTAATAAATGGCTCAGTGCCATCACCTGGTAATGGGTCAATGCCGCCAATGTTAATTGTTAAACTTTCAATTTCAAATCCAACATTCTCTTCAACTCCATCAAGCTCTAACATATTACCTGCAGCATAATATCTTATGCCATCATATATAATGTCCCAAGGAGCGTTTGTAAGATAGTATCCACTGTTAACATCGATGTGAACTATTTCATAATATTGAACTGTAGCTTCTTTTGTTGTAGTGGTTAAGGCACCACTCATGCCTCTGTTATTACTCATGAGTTATGATACCAAGAAAAGTCAAACTTAACACTAACATCATACAGTCCATCTGGTCTAACTTTGTAAACAAAATCATCTTCTGCAAGTGTAACTACTATACTATCAATACCTAACCAGCAAGTTTGTCCGGGGTCTTGTAACCAATGTCCTGGTTTATATGCTAGTCTAGACTCAACTTCGCCAAATACATTTGCATTTACTGTAGCAACATTTTGACTTAGTTCACCATTATAGCTACTACCTATAGCAACTAATTGACCTTCTTTTAATACTTCAGCTTCGTTTGAACCAAAGCCTTCTAGTAAATATACTCTATCTTGATCTCTTAAAGATACTACATACGGCACCCTATTTGATTTTAGATTAAGTTTCCAAATATAAGTGTTTGTATATGATGGATTCACAAAATACCAACGAAATACTGCTGTTTGTCCTCTTGCTAATTGACTTGCGTTTTGTAGCACACGGAAGTCAGCTTCATTTAGTAATGGATATTCTAAAGATATACCGCTTTTACTAAATCCACCGCTTCTTGTATACTTAATACCAGCTTGACTGTTAGTAGTAATACTTGGTTGTGTCTCTGTTAGTTCTGCACTTGCTGGACTAGGATATCTTGGCCAATCTTTGTCTCTACTATAGTCATAGTTTGTAGTTGTTGTATACCATACATCATTTAGATCAAAGTTATCTTGTGCTGCCGCTGTTTGCACTGGTGTTGGTGCTGGTGGCACATATTGACTTGGTAATCTTAGTATTGGTTGTTGGAACTGTGTGTGACTTGGTGAATCATATATTCCACCTGTTGTAGTAATACTTTCAAGTTGCGAGTAGGTTGCATTTAAGTTAATTGTAAATACAGCCGCTTCAACTTCAGTGCCCTGCAACGATGTTCTTAGTGAATATGGATAGTCACCTGGTAGTGATACATAACTACTAAACTGTGCACCAGGCTGTGTTACATTGTTACTGTCTTGATATATGTATGTGTTTACACCTTTGATTATTACATCTGGTGTCTGGTATCTGTGTTTTGCATAATTTCCTGGAATACTCCATTCAATGTTTCTCCAGAAAGGCCAAAACGCATCACCACCTGCTACACTTCCGTCTGCATATTTGAACCATGTATGTTCATCTACTGTGCAACTGCCACTGCTTTGGTTAAGTGCTGGTTCAATAACCCACACATCCCAATATGCTGTTTGAATGTTAAGTCCAGATGTTGCATAAAATTGAAGTTTATTACCACCTGTTTTTGCATCATATAGATCAAAACTTGTTGTATCACATTCAATCCAAACTGGTTTTTGGTATCTTGGTTTATTATAGTCTGATGTTGTTGCAAAAGGAGCACCAAATGCTACACCAACACTTGCATTACTAAAGGTCATTACTGGGTCAGTTCCATAATCGCCTGAGTATACAGTTACATAACCTTTTATTCTCTGTTCACCTGATTGTCCAAAACACGATAATGCTTTGAATCTTGTGTTTTGATCACCTACATATTGAATGTTTTCTAATACATGCAAAACAGCGCCAGAAGTTGAACTAAATCCTTGACTACCATTTACAGCATTGTTAGTATTAACAAATTCTGGAGTTACACTTAGTGGTGTAGTTAATGCTGCATCTTCATATAATCTAATATCGTTTGCACCTACATTATCAACATATCTTACAACATTGTTTGCACCATCACCGCTCCAGTTAGTGTTGTCTAAATCTTCTGTTCTTCTAATTGCACTACCATCTAAGAAGCTTGCACTACCATTTGGTAAATGCAATCCCATTTGGGGTGCACCGTATGCATTACTACTTGATGCAAAATTGTTCCATATAAACACTTCATCAGCACTTGTCATAGTAGTAAGAAAATCTGTGCCACCACCTAATACTTCTGTGCATGCAGCGTTGCTATATATTTCAAATGTAGTTGCATCAACAGCTTTTGCAAAGCCATCTGCAAGACTGCCTGCGGCTCCACTTACTGGAACTGCATTGCCACCTGGAGCAACTATAGGATCACCTGTTGTAAATCCGTGTGGTGTTGCACATGTAAATCTATATACTGCAAAGGGTTTGTTGTTGCTGTTTAGTGTAGGATAGCTACTTACTATTTCAAAACTAATTGGTGCTCTACCTGGAATCTCTTCCAGGTTAAGTTCAACTAAACTCTGTTCCCACATGTCATGTCGGGTAATGTTTGGAGTTCCTACTGTATCATAAAAATTGTAATACTTACCAACAGCAGTCATTAAATCATCAACACTATCTGTTGGTTGTTGAGTTGGACCCCAAGGTAAATATGTTCCGTCTTTTAAGTCTTTAATTCGTCTTTGAAATCCTGCTGTATCATCACCTAGATAGTCTGGGTCAATGTAAAACGGATTGTTTGGGTATGTAAATATGCTTCTCATAATTAATAGATTCCTTGTCGGCCTCGCTTGTTGTATGCGTTTTGTATTACTCCGGTAATCTCTTTCTTATGCTCTAAGATAAAGCTAGTCCCGTCTGAAGTGGATATTGCGTTAATATTGAAGTTAACTGTTAAGCCTTCACTACTATTTATATCATTGTTCATTGGCGTAATTCTCGCTGGACCATTTATAAATTCTGGACCGTTCTCTCCAACCAGTCCAAACTTACCACCTGGTATATTACCACCTTCGGCAAATCCACCTGCGAAATACTTCAATCCACTGCTTATGAGTCCTGCAATTCCATTGCCACCACCACTCATTCCGCCACCGCCAAGTCCGCCCATAAGGCTACTACCAAATTGTGTCATTTGATTTATCATTGGCTGAACTAGCATCTTTTGTATAATCTGTGTTATAACTTGGTTAGCGAAGTTCTTTAAGAAGCCACTAAAGCTGTTAAACAGTCCTTCACCCTTCATAATACCTTGTGCTATACCGGCTGCCATGTTCTTACCCATCTGGTCCCAAGTATCACTTATAATACCAGCTATGGTTGTAGTTTCGTCTTTGAATACAGATATCCTGCTTTGTGCTTCTTCTAAGAATGCTATAATATTTGCAGTTGAAGTTCCATACTTAGCTGCTAAGTCTTCTATGGCGTCTGCATTGTTAAGTGTAGCTTCAATTTCATTAAACTTCTTAAGATTCTCATCCATGCCTTTGAACAGTGTTTCTGTTGCAGTTAAACTTGCTTCATTTACCAGTCCCAATGCTTCAGCTTCTTTCATTGTAAGATCATACTTATCTTGCAAATATTTAAGTATGTCCGGAGCCATGTTCTGTTCTTCACGCAACATATCTAGTCTTTTAACCATTGACTCTTGCATTGTTTCATCTACAACGCCAAGGTTAAGTAGTTGTTCTCTTGTTGCACCAAGTTCTTTAAGTGCCGCTACTAGTCTAGGTGTATATTCTGTTTCTTTAACTAATGCATCTAATCTTTCTTTAGCATCTTCGCCTACACTTAATGTTTTAGATGCTTTATCTGTTTTCTCTAGCATGCCATTAAGTATCTCTAGTGCTGCCGCTAGTTCTATTATATTGCCTCGTCCTGCAATTATATCAGCTGTCATTATGTTAATTGCGGTCTGTAAATTGTAACTTGCGTTTGTTGCTAATTTGCCTTGTTCTGTTATTTTAGCCATAAACTCAGCTAATGTTTCCATTGGCTTGGCTGCTTCTTTATATGTGCCTGTTAACTTGTCTTGTGCAATCTGATTCTCTGCGAGTGCAGCCTTAAGTGCTATTAATAATGCTTTTCTTTCTTCTGTTGCAAATCTTTCATCTTTTAATGTAGCTACAGTTTGAGTTATTGCACTTTCAAGTTCTGTTTCTTTTGTTTTTAATGTAGCTAATGCAGTTGCACTTGATTGGTATATTGCATTAACAGTTTCACCCATCTTAATACGACTGTGTAGTATATTCTTTTCTTCAGTTGCTGATTTAAGTAGTTCGTTAAGTGCAGTCTTTTGTTCATCTGTTGCAGCTGTTCCTTCACCAAGTTTATCTTTAAATTCGCTTATCTTAACTCTCAACGCTTCATATTGTGCTATTAGTTGAGATTGTTGAGGCATTAATGCTTTGTTTTTAGCTATAAGTGCATCAATTGCTGCAACTTCCATTGCAATTGTGGTATCTGTTTTTGCTTTTGGTGAGTCTGGATGATGATCACCTGGTTTACGAGCTGGCAATGCAATTGGGGCTTGCATCTCTTTTTTCCAGTCTCTTAGTTTTTTTATACCAGTGTCAAGTGTGCCACCTTCAGCTAATAAATCAGATGGAATAAGATCTAAATGCAACGGTGTTACATTTTCTAATGCTTTTATGTTCTTTTGAATTTGGACTATCTGTAAGTCAAGCTTCCCTAAATCGTTTACAGGTGTTACAAATGTGCTACCTGCACTTAGAGGTGACCCTCCTGGTGCAAACTTTGGAATCCATTTCTTCCACCCTTGCATATCTTGATTTTCTTGTAGCTCGTCTCTTAACTTAATTGTTTGTTCTAACTGTGTGTTTAAAGCTTCGATTCTCGTGTCTAGGCTACCGTCGGAAATCTCAAATTGAACGCCACCTGTTAACTCAGCTGGAATCTTACTTAACACTATCTTAACTACATTACCAAGTATTCGCATGGTGTTGGCAAAACCATTAAACAGTTCTCCAAATGCTTCTAGGGTATCAGCTACTGCTCCAAGGAAACTGCCAGCAAGTTTCTTACTAAACTGCTCCATTCCACCAGCGCCTTTTACAGCTTCATTTATTTTAGCTCTTAGATCGTCTGCAAATGTTGCTAATGGTGCTGCTAAGTTACCAAAGAACTGCTTCCCAAAACCGCCTGCAATATCAGCTAGTTTACCGAGTGCAGTTTTAGCATCCTCTGCCGCTTTGACTAGTCTATCATCTACTACTTGTCCAGCATCCCTTGCTGATTGTTTTAATTCGTTAATTGCTGCTGTGCCTAGTTTGGCGATGTTAATAAATGCAACACCTTCAGTATCAAAACCTTTTGTGCCAAATGCTAATGCTTGTTGTGCATTTTCCATCTCACCCAGACTTTTAATGTATTCCTGAAACACTTCTGTGCCTTCACGGAAGTTACCATTGTTGTCTTTGAGTTCAATACCCAGTGCTTTAAGTGGCTTGAGTAGTTCACCAGTTCCTTGTTGTGCTTCACCCAATCGCCTTAGGAATCGTTGCACACCTGTAGAGAACTGTGTTTGACTTAGTCCAGCCTTATCAGCTACTGCGCCGTATTCACTTAGGAACTTTGTGCTAACACCTAACTTTGTGCTTAGTTTTCCAAGCTCATCTAGTGCGTTAATACTCTTGGTTCCAAAAACGACAAAAGCGGCTGTTGCCGCTACTGTTGCGGCCGCTAAGCCCTTCATACCACCAGTGGCTACCTTAAAGCTCGCCTTAGCTAAATTGCCACTCATTTTACCAACTGCTTTAGCAGCCTTTGTTGCATTAGTATCTGTTTTCTTTAATGCAACATTAATGGCCTTGATATTCTTACTAGCTTTATCGTTTGCTTCAATTAATATATCGTATCTAGTTGTCATGTGTCCTATTTCCTTTTGGCTAATTGTGCCTTATGTTCATAATATTTGGCCCATGCTTGAAGCTCTATTCTAGTAAGGCGATTCATTAACTCGCCAACTGGTATATGAAGTTGTTCTGCTAACTGGAACAAGAAGAATATCTCCTTGTCCTTTATTAGTTTCCCAAGTCGTCTGGTGCAACCTCTAGTGCATTCATCTGGTTAACCACACGCAAGATAACTGCTGGGTCAACACTGTTCATTAGTATTACCTTATCAGCTGATTTAAATACTCGCTTACCGTCTGCATCACATGCACGGTTAACTAATGACTCACATAGTGCTTCCACTTGCTTGCCTTCAGTGTGTAGTTGTATTACTTTTTGTTCTGCGGCAAAACTAACTGCTGCCTTAAAGTATAATGTTGAACCCCATTCTGGGACTTCAATACTTTTCATTCCTTGTGATACGATCTCTTTGAAGTGATCACTTGCTTTATTAATTACGCTCATTTTATTTTCCTTGTTTTGTTTTAGTTAATGCAGGCTTTACAATGCCATTTGGCGCTTGATTACTGCTACCAGTGTCTAGGACACCAATGTAGGGGACTTTATTCTCAACTAGATTGTATTTGCTTTTCTTTCCAATCTCGTTATTGTATTTATTCTTCCAGCCTTGGCGTGCTTTTCCGCTAGTGCCTACTGGCGTGTTCTTCTTTAAGTTATCTAATAGATCTTTATTATAGTCCTTAAAGTCATGGGCAATCTCTCGCTTGAGGTCTTTCATAACCGCTTTTGATTGATTGCCCATAGTATGTATTAACCTGCTGCTGCACGAACTAATGCGCCAGAACCCTGCATAGTAACAGATGCTGTAACATTGTCTTCTGTTGCTGCTGTTACATCCATAGATGTAATAATAGCAACTGCTCCAGAAATTAACCAGTCAGTAACACCGTCTGTATCACCTTCAGGAAATACTTCGATTGCTACTTCACTACCTACAGTAAGGTCACCGTCTTGACGGTCCCAAACCATATCTGCACTAAGTTCCCACGAACGGAAAGTAGTTTTATATTCTCTGAAACCAGCGGTGTCAAAGTGTGTGCATTCAGCTGTGTCAGCTGTCTCTGTAATAGTGTAAGAAGTTAACTGTGCAACAGCTACCTCAGATCCTACTACACCTGTTTTTACGACGCCATTGCGTCCTTCATAACATGCCATGTTTATATTCTCCTATATTAAACATTAATAACAATATCGAACTGTAAAGACTAATCTACTACTTGCGTATGGACTAGCTTGACCGTTCTCTATGTTCTCTATCCTGGTGACATAAATATCACTCACCAAAGCCTTTATTTCTACATCAGCCAATATTTTATTCTCGACTGCAAATAATACTTCATTGCGTTGACTATCTCTGTTGGCTCCATTAACATAAACAACACATTCAACTTCCATTATACTTTCATACATGGTGCTTGTCAGTGGTGTTCTTTCTTCGTCAGTGGATTCAATACTTAGTGCTGGAAAACCAGTTCTAGGTAATTCATCAGGGATAATTGGATCACGCTTTACTACCCCAAGCTTCACAGTTCTCTGATTGCTTAGAGCACTGTAAATCTTAGATACTATTTGTTCTCGTATACTGCTCATCGATAAAGCCTATTAGTAACATCCCACTCAGTAACTTCCGAATCCGGGTCAACATCACCACTGCCATCAGCATCATATTCGATACCTACTGCAAACTGTGTGTCTAGTTCCTCAGCGTATTGTTCTTTATAAAACTTTATTTGCTCCATGAACACATCATCTACACGATAGGTAGATAACTTGGGCATAATGTGTGTGCTTAAAGCACGATAAACAGTGGCACGAGTCCATTGTGTAGAGGTAAGTTTTGTTTTATCAAAAGCACTTCTACTATGCATCTTGTTCCAATAGCGGACTTTGATCTGATTAATCACATCACCTTCTGCTTTGTTTAATTCATCTGTCCAGTCATCAACACCGTGTTCGAAGATGTCGTTTACATATTCTTGTAGTATTTGGTTTGTAGCAAATGCCATCTTTATCTCCAGGTTTATTGCAGTGGACTAATGTCCACTGCTCTTTGCTTAATATTAAGCAGTAGTCATTCTATATGCACGAGTAACATCAGTGATGCCAACGCCTGCATGTAGTGATGCAACGATGTCTGTTCCAACCGCAGCAGCTCTACGCTGTGCTTCTAGATCAACATTTTTAAACATTGCAATACGGAATGCATCTTCAGAGAATACAGTTCCATCAGCACCAGCTAAAATGCTAGCTGATTGATATACCTGGATTCCAGCTACATTACCAACATATGAATTTGTCATTGCTGAATTTTGTAGATCTGAACCTGCATAAGCAGATGTGCCAATTTGTGTTAGCAAGCCTGCTGCCGCTGCTGGTGATAGGATTGCAAAAAGCTGTCCCATTTCGCCGTTACCGCGTAATACTGCTGCTGCTGTAAATAGCTCAGTTGTATCAACCGATCCACCTGTTACTGCTGTTTGAGTAATAGACGCATCTGTCATTAGTGTTGATACAGAAGTATCAAATGCTAGTGCAACAGATTTACCTAAAACACGACCTAATTCCATAGGGTCGATATCGCCTAAGTCACGAATTACATCGCGAGCGGCAAAGATGTTAGCATCAATGCTAACTTTAGCTGCTGTTACATTAGTTACTGCAAAGTCGTCACCTGCGTGAGATGCTGCTGTAAGTTCTGTAGCTGCTACTTGTCCAAATACTGGGACTTGGATTGAGAATGAACCTGAGTTCACTTTTACCTGTGGAATCATTGTTCCAGGTAGGTATAAGCTATTTTCTTGTGCTGTGAAAATTGCTTGGGTCTTAGTAGGCACCATAAGTGCGTCTAAGTCGTATGCTGTATTAAAAGCCATGATTATTATCCTTATTTAAGTTATAGTTTCCCTGACGCCTTCATCTCTTTAAAGATTTTACGGTGTTCAGGGTTGGTCATATCAAGTGACCCCAAATCAAACTTCTGTTTGTTTGCTATCGAAACATTGCCTTCGCTCTGTGTCCCCGTTGGACCTGCTGCACGATAAAAAGTATTTGTGTCCAAAAACTCCTTTACAAGCTGTTCTACTGTCATTGGAGTTGCTTCATCATTGTAACGGACTTGTCCGTCATTGTCATTGATTACTACATCACCTGCTGAGTTCAGCTTTACACTATCGCGAAGCAACTTAGATATTTGCTCTGGCGCTATTCCCTTTTGTTTGGAAGCGGCATCAATCAATGCACCATCAATCTTAACACTCTCTAGTTGACTTTTAAGTGTAACAACTTCGTTATCATACTTGTCTTTAGTCTTCTTTAAGAGAACATCAAAATCTTTACGATCCATTAATTCCTGCTCTTCAACACGCTCTTGTAAGCTCTTTAGTTGTTGATATTCATCAACATTAATACCTTCGTATTTCTTTTGAACTTGCTTTAAGCGTTTCGCAACTATCTTATCCACATCTTCCTGTGAAAATGAAGCCACTTCCTGGATGTTATCTTGACTTGCTCCTGAATCCTGTGCTCCAGTAGCAACAGTTTCAGTATTAACTATGGTATTATCGTCCATATCCGTATTCTCCTATTTGAGGGTTAATCCAGCCTACTAAAGTAAACTAGTATAATGTTATTTATGCCTCTGGTAAATCACCATGTGATGCACCTGGCATTATAGTGCCGTCTGGCATTTCGTGCGTCTCTGCTTCAGGTTCTTCAGTAGATTCATTCATAGCCTTTAAGACAATGTTTAAATCTTCTGGGTCGTCTATCAGCATCCTTGCTACATCTTCTTGCAAAAACTTAACGAGAGCGCCATTTGGTGCTACCTCGATAGCTTTGCGATACAATTCAACCTCACTGTGTTGATCTTTTGCATCAAAGTTCATTGAGTATGTAATATCAAAGTCTGCTGGTTCTTCAATTGCTTGCCAGTTAAACCATATATCCCATAACTTATATTCTGTTTCTTGTAATGTGTCTGCAATGTCTGTCAGCTTTGCATTTAACAATTGTCTTTCGACAGTTAATGCTACTCCACTAATAGGTGATCCTTTAGTTGCTTGCACGGCGCTTGTATGTGTCATACGCTGTATACCTTCAACTACTTTATCAATACTGTCTAGGATACCATTTACTCCTGCAGCTGTTGGCTGTAGTAAGTATGGGCGAAGTCCTGGATCCATATCATTGTCCATTTGAATAATAGCACCTGCACCTGCTGCGGCACTGGTTGCTTGTGTCTTAACTAATGTAGGGTGTCCACTTATACGAATAGTAGTCTCTAATTCGCTTAATAGATTGTAAATATATCTCTGTCCATCCGCAACATCGCTCACGAGACTGTATCCCACACCTTGTATAGGACTGCGTAATGGCATATGATTCACAAACGGTATATAACCCAATGGGTTTTCAAACTGTTGTTCACTGTGAATAACATCTGGATCACCGTTCTTGTCTTTGGTTATTACATAACGCATAATATAGTCTGGATACCAACATGTTATAGTTGTTTGTTCATCGTTGTCTGATTCTTTAACTTTAATATGATTAAGAACCATCTTACCAGCTATGTTGCGTTCGTATTCCCAATTGAGCACATTGTCAGGAGTGTAAGTAGCACAATAGGCTCTAATGCCTAATGCTTCTTCTTCTGCTCTAGTTTGCACTTTATATGTTGGTTTATCAACTAGTATCCAAATATTTCCTGTCACAAGCGCGATATCGTTAGCTGTCTTTAAGAAGCTGTTCATACCTTGTCCTGCTTGGTCTGTGTCGTTAATCCAATCTTCAACACTGCTGTTGCCTGCTAAACTGCCTAGTTCTCTACTTGGTGCTTCTCTAAACAGAAAGCTACGATAGATATCAATAGTTGTTTGAACATGATTGTCCAACGGTGTTGCTAGTAGTCTTTTACCATACTGGTCGCCAGGACCTTGGTCTTCACCAATGTAATGTGTTAAGTAATGTCCGGCTCTATATGTTTGGCCACCCACATAACTTCTATAAAGATACTGTGCTTGGGTGCTTACTTCATCATATGCAGGATGTGTTGATAATATGTTATCTAAATCCATGTTGTTGTTTTCCTATAGGTTATCGTCGGGGCACCGCAGTGATCAATTGCGTATAATGTATTTATCATCTAAAAATGTCCCCATCTTTGCGTTCCAGTATCCTCTGGTTGCGGGCGTTTAATAGGATACAAGTAGTCTACTAAGTAGCCTAATGCATCATTCTGGTGTGAATAGTCCACACCCGTTTCACCTTTTGAAGGCACTGTTGTCCCTTCTTTATATTGATGCTTTGTTGTGCAACTAATAGTTTCTTTACACATTGGGTCAACATACATACTTCTATGTCCACTTGCATCGCACCATAATCTGTTTACTGCGTTTATTCTGTCTTTAACACTAGTATGTGCTCGCCTTACTTTAACTGTAAAGCCCCATTGCTCTAATATAGCATGGTCTGTTCTACTCGAGCTCGATTTTCTGGCCCGGCCTGCAGGATCTGGAAACACTACTATCTGATTATTGGGATATCTATTGCGTATTTCCTGGCACATCTCTTCTGTGTGTGAGTTTGGTAATACTATTTCATCAAATATATGTAATCCTTCTTTGTTTCGTCTGGCTACTACTGCACTCATGGGATTTACATTGAAATCTAGTCCAATTACCACTTCTCTTGGAGTTTCTTCAGTGAAACTCTTTACATTGTCTTCCATATCGAAGCTGTAGTATATCAAATGTCCACTGTTTTCAAATCTAGCTTCATACTCTGTTAAGAATGTCTTTAATGGTAAGTCCATTTTAGCTGATTCTACTTCTTCAGCTTTAACATTCCCACCTTCAATTGTAGTATATTGAAAACTACTCCAATCATCTGCGTTCTTGGCAAAGTTCCACATATCATAAAACCAATTGAAGCCTTGTGGAGTGGATATAAAAACTGCCTTTCCCTGTCTGTCACTTAGTGTTGGGCGTAATACATCTGTCCACACTTCTTTTTTCATAAATGCAACTTCATCTAATACACAAAAATCTAGACTAACTCCACGCATAGCATCAAAGTTATCTGCACTACGCACACTAATAGTAGATTTATTAATTAATGTCAATGTTAAATCACTTTCGTTAATTTTTTTAACCCATCTACGCTGTCTCATCTCATCACACAGTTGTTTCCATATGATTTGTTTACCCATTCTATATGTGGGAGCAATATAAAAGATCCTTTGATCTGGATACCTTGCTGCTCTTGCTATCTCATACATGCTTAGATATGTTTTACCAAATCGTCTGCCTGCACTTACACATTTGAATCTACTCTCATCATCAAATATAGCTTGTTGGGGGTTTGTTAAACTCATTTACTTTCCTTGTTACCACCATTAACATATATGCCAAAGAAGCCTGCTCCTGCACCCACAATCACACTCACGAATCCGCTTTGTGCATTAGTAGGGTCGGGCAAGGCCATAAACCATTGTGTAGCATCATAAAATGCAACCACATATGTTAGTATTAATGCTCTTGGAACTATACGCCAACTGTTAAGAGTCGTCGGAGTCAGTTTCATCTTCATCTAGTTCATCCCACTCATCAGCTAATTCTTCTAGTGTAGTTAGTTCTTCTACCGCTTCAATCTCTTCAATTGGAGTTGCAGTAACTTCTACTTCTGGATATTCTGGAGCTTCAACTGCTGTTGCTGGTTTACCATGTTTTTTAGCAACCCATGCTTCAGCACTAGCTTGACTATTAGCTTGAACTGTTAGTTCTTCTTTGCCAACTTTAATTTTATATAACATAATGTCTGTTCCTTTTGTTTAATGTTCCACTTACAGAGTCTATCTATAAGTTAGTTCTTTTGGTTTGTTTGTATTACTTTAGTAGATTTAATAGATTTAATAGATGTTTTTTTAGATTTATTTGGTATAATTAAATACTTAATATACTATTATGCTATTATACTACTAGTGTAACACTTCTCTATACTGCTGGTGCAGCTAACCACCAACCTAATACTGCAGGTAACATATACCAAGCAGTTACGGCTACAGCTACAATGCTTGCAGTTAACCATACTCTTTTCTTCTTTAATATATCTAATATCTTCTTTTTCATAATATCTCTCCTATTATTTCTTTTTTTTGCCTTTGCCTTTTTTCTTATAAGCCATTTTTTACCATCCCTATTACTGTTGATACTACAAGTATAATCAAAACGGCCCAGATCCTTGTGTCGATCTTTTCAATAGCCTTAGACTGTTTTTCCATATCTTTCTCAATATGGTGCAGATGGTTATTTTTAATAGTGTCAATACTATTTTTAATATCCTTAATGTCATCTTTGTTCTTAGCGGTTTGTTGTTCAATTGTTTCTGTAACTTCGATCCATTGACGGCATTCTTCTGTTTCTGCTTTAGACTTAGACTTTGGTTTAATCATTTTGATTTATCCTATATAATAATACTATTTACTTTCCCACGGCAACACCATAGTGTCATCACCGTCTGTAGGCTGATCTGATTGCTGAAGCAACTGTTTACCCATCCATATAAGCATAGTTGGGTTACCCTCTAGGGCTTTTGCCATCTGTGCTCTTCTCAGTTTAACTCTACCCTGAGCTTTGCCTTCTGCTATAAGGTCAGTGTAATTGCGTAATACGCTTCTACTACAACCCATTGCATAAGCAATCTCTTCTTGTGAACAAAACAGTTCACTAAGGCGTTTAACCATTTCAGTTTCTTCGCTGGTAAACTTATGTTTTGGTCTACCTGCTTTGCTTTTTTCCTCTAGCATTGAGTCATTCTCGTTTTTACTCACGATGAGCTCCTTTAACTTATTGTTGCACCTAGTGCTACAACTTTCCAATCTGATCCATCCCATACTGCTAGCGTTTTAGCACCAGCATTACCGTTGGATACATATATCAATGACCCATCATCAACATTAGATAATGCGTTTGCTTCTGTTACTGTATACACTGGTAATGCCACTGGAACATTTACATTTAACTTGTATGAAGTCAGCGTCATGTCACCACCTTGCGTTGCACCATTATCTGCATTACCACCTGTGTTACCGTGGTTGCTTGATCTTAATATCATTTGATTTAGTAATGGGTCTGCGTTACGCACTGCAGATATTCTGCCAACTACTGGATCATCACCTGCTGTTTCACCAGCATCATTTTGCACTGTAAATGTCATTGTGTTTTGTGTATAGGTTGTTGGGATAGCTGAGCTACCATAATCCAATACATATGTTGCACTGTTCTGAATACTAACAGAGGTGTCTTGACTCATATCTGTTGATACTCTTAATGTATTTGGACTTAATGTGCCGGTGCTGCCTCTTCTACCAGTCTCAACATTTAGACCTAATCCGTCAATAGTAACCGTGTCCTGGTTTAATCTCATCTCACCCAACGGTGTATTGCTACTATCATAATATCCGTTTGCTATTCTAGTATAATCATTCTTATGGTGGTCAAATATAACATCTGACTGTGGACCATTTGTCCAACTTGCTACACGGTAATAATGATCACCACTTCCTGCTGACCCACCATCTACTCGCCACATATGTCCGCCAACATATTCTTTTGTTCCGTTATTATCATAGTTAAACCACAGTTGATTTCTGTCTGACGCTGACTTGTCTGCTAATAGCTCTATTCCGTTGGTTGTGTATTGATCTTGATCAATAATTAAATTAGCATTAGTAGATCCAATAGGTGCTGTTATTGTAACTTTTTCAGTTAATATACCTTCATTGGCTTGTAGTTCTACTTCTGTTTTAAAATAATCCTTAGTGCCTTCCCATATAATTGGTTTACTAAAGCTAGTAATACCATCATCATATGCAAAACAAGCAAGATAGTTTGCACCTGTTCCATCATTTGATCCAGAGCCGCCGTAAAAGCCGCCTGCATAAATGTTTTGTGGAGCGTTGTTTGTATTGGTTGCATCACTCTTTATACTAAAGTCTAATGAAGCAGTTCTAGGTTCATTACCAGATACAGCTCCATCACTGCCTAAGTCTCTGACAATTTCTGCACCTGTTAACACAAAGTTTTGTGCTGTGTTCTGTCTGATTGATTTAATAACACCATTGTATGTAGGCGTTTCATTAGTTAATCCACTAATGGTATTGTTTGCTAAAAAGTATTCTGTATCATTGCCAATAATAACTGCGTCACTTCCATCAGTGCTTGTGTAAAGGGTTCTGCTTGTTGTATCCATAGCTATTTCATTAGCTACAATGCTTCCTGCTGGTGTGCCTGTTCCTCTTTTGGGTTTAATAATACTCATTAATATGTTCCTCCGTCTACTGTGGTTACTTCAAGACTGCTTAGGTTAACATTATTACCACCAGAGATAGCTAGTGTATTGGGGCTTGTAAATGTTAAATTCTGAGCAATGGCACTAGCTTGTGTTACCCAGTCGTAATCAGTTCCATTCCAACTTAATACTTCATTGGTTGTTGCACTGCTTGTATTTAAGTGTGTGTCTACATCGGCGTCTGTATAGTGTCCGCTTGGTGCTGCTTCCCATAAGCTGGCAGCGTTGTCCCATGTTAACACATAGTTGTCGAGTTTACCAGTTGTATCAACATCAGTTAAATCATCTAATAGACTTACCACTGGGGGTGTGTTTACATTCTTCCATTGATTTAAAGTGCCGTTGTATACTAGATACTGGCCGTTACTTAGTGTGCCATCAATTTGCACATCGTGTAGGTTATCTAAGTTTGTTACAGTTTGAATATCTTCAGCTGTTGCAAAACTTTGTGTTCCGTGGATGCCATTAATCTTAATTAACGCCATTACCAGGGACTCAATTCTGTTAGTGTTGTATGTATATTGTCTGGCACTGTAAACTCAGTTGCGCCTGCACTTAGTTGTATATGGTATTCATCACGCAATAGCTGTAGCACTAGGCACACATATTCTTTGTGTTCACCTGTTAGTGCAGCGTTACGCTGTGTGTCTGCATCTACATAGTTGTATATTGCATCTTGACATTGTTGTTTCATGCTCATAAATTTGCTCCTTTATCCAAAGTTAACCACCTGACCTGCACTAGTGAATTCTAAACTTTTTAATTTAACTTCATCACTAAAGTCTGACTGTGTTGCATAGTAAATTGTAAATGGTCCAGTATAGGCTGCACTATTACCACTCTTAAAGCTCCAGCTTTTAATAGATTGTGCTGAACCTAAATCAATAGCTATATAGTCTGTGTCCATATTAGTTGTTCCCAAGTTCCAATAAAATGTATTAGTAGGGTCACTATCAAATGCTTTCCAATCATCATATGCTGCACTATAAGCACCCTGAGCAGTTACATAAAACGGTGTTGGTGCATTGTGTGTAGTCATATTGCTAGGGTATGCTGTTCCTGTTTGTCCAGATGCATCATACATACGGAAGTTTGCTACCATTATACTTGTGTTAGTGCCTGCCGGTCCACTTCCACCATCAAAGTCTTTAATTCTCCAATAACGAGCTGTTACATTTAATGCTGCTAGCGTGAGACTCATAGTAGCTTCTGCACTTTCTGCTTGTCCAAAGTTTTGGGCTTTTACTCTAACAGTATGTGCTCCAGTAGCATTGCCTGGTATTGTAACTGTGAATGTTCCATCACCATTATCTGTTGGCATATTGTTACTAATAACTGTGCTGCTATCACTGTCTTTTGTAATTGATATATTCATCTGACTGTATCTAACATAGTCACTATAGTTTGTTATACCTATTACATAGTCTAAGCCTTGATAACCAGTAGCATCACCAGTTAGTGTTGGAGTTATACTTGGACTTCCACCACCACTTACTGTTTGGAATGTAATGTTACCACTGCCATCTGTTTGTAATACTTGGTTAGCACTACCATCAGTTGTAGGGAATGTATATGCATTAAAGAACTTAATACCGCTGTCTGTTACATCTAAACTTCTAGTGCTACCAGCGCTGTCGGTGTAAACTCTCAGTTGTCTAGCATTAATTGACATTGGTCTACGACTATATGAATCTACTCCACCATTAAAGTCATCATTGACTGTAAGGTTAAAGCCATCATGTGCACCATATATTTTCATGTCCATGGTTATTTCATCAGTGTCGGAATAGTTCTTTTCTAATCCCACAAAGTAATCACCTGGCCATGTTACACCATTACCAGGAACATTTGTTCTAGGTTCTGTGTGTTCTGGGTCTAATGTAATATTCCATTGGAAAACACTGTTTCCAGTGTTGTGTCTACCTACTTGTGTAAACACTGCTCCGTTTGAATCACTACACATCAATTGTCCTGTAAACCAATTACTATTATCTGTTTTAAGATGTAATACTGGTGTTGTTAGGTCTGTTGCTGTTCCATCTATAAGTGCGTTAGTTCCATCCCATGTAAAGTCTGATTCACCATTAAGGTTATCTGCTGTAGCACTACCTGTAATAAGTCTATTGTCTGCATTGTTGTTTATTACTGTTTGTGTTGGTATAGTTGGTGTTCCAGTTAAACTACTGTATGCACCATCGAAAGCATCAGTAATACCATAACCTGCAATAGTAGTTGGCGTGCTTGTAATGGCACTCCACGCTAATGAAGTTGGTGTTAATGCACTTAGGTCTACCGAGTTGCCACTTGAG